AAAAAGAAAAGAATTGAATAAAAATAGGCTCCTTAAGGAGCCTATTTTTAGATAAAGAACAAACTGCGGAATATTTAAGTTCTCAACTATTGTCTATATATATTTTACATGGTTCGTCTATTTCTACTTACAGTATGCTAAATATGATTAAGAATCAATAGTTTGAATATGTTTTTAGCATTTTTAAAAAAATATTTGTTCACCAGATTGTCCATTTATAAAAAAAAAGGAAAAATTTAACATATTTATATAATATATTGATAATGAGTGATAAATTCGTGTTATAAGTAATTATTTGATAGGTTGATAAAATAGCATTACTTAAATATGATGAATATCATTTCAAGTGTAAAGATGCGAGTATACATTTGTGTCCATTTTTACTACCGCCTTATTATCAACTATTTAATAATTAACAATGAAAAAGTCAAAAGTTTCTTACTTACTTTTCTCCATGTCAACGTTTGTATTTTCACAAGTAGGAATTGGAACCGGAACGCCACAATCTTCTCTTGATGTGAATGGGAATATCATGCTTAGAAAAGAACTAAAGGTAGGAGGATCTAAAACTACCGATGGTAATGCTGGGAATTACAATGATATCTTGGTGTCTCAAGGTGATGGTAGTGCTCCATTATGGAAAAATGCTAAAGTCGGATTTTATGAAGATGGGGAATATAGAACCACGAGTAGTTTTATCAATACAAGTGAGAGTGGGCTGTTATTTGATAGCAATGATGGTATCGTGGTCAGCTCTTTAGGAGAATTATTAGTGACATCACCGCCAACTACATCCAAATGGAAAGAATTATCACCTGCTTTAAGTGCAAAATTTACTGTAGAGGATCCAAAAAATAAAATCAACATTATGTTTCAGACAGGCATTGAATCCGGAAATACTGGGGCTGATGCAAATCAAAACATAAAATTTATGTGTGGTATTTTTATTGATAATGTTTTGGTCGCATTAAGAGCAGATCAAATTGACGGAATTCCTGATAAAGGAGCCAGCAATCAATCTATTTATACACTAAATTATACGGTAAATGATGTCACAACCGGTGAACATACATTGAAAGTAGGATGTAGAAGAATTTCTTCAACAGGTACCAATGTTAATTTAGCAATAGGTCGCGCATTGAATGCTTCAACAGTAACAAATAATTTTATGTTACAATCTGTACTGAAATTTGATGTGAGTGAATTAGTAAAAGTGACAAGATAATTAAGCATGAAAATATTCAATAAAATACTGCTAATAAATTTAGTATTTATTAGTTCTTCTTTATTTGCTCAGGTAGGTGTCAACACCAATACACCAAGAACGACTTTAGATGTTCAGGGAGATTTAGGGATTAGAAGCAAAATCTATTTAGGAGGAGATGAAACGACTATTGGAAAGTTAGGAGAAGTAGGATCGGTTTTAGTGTCTCAAGGGGCAAATCAACCTCCGGCCTGGAAAGTTTTAAGACGACCTGAGTTTAAGCCAGAAACGTATTATCTTATTAATTATGAGTCGTCTAGTACTGATGTTGGATTGGAATTTAAGTATAATAATACAGAAAGTAGAACGCTGTATACAAAAAATATGCCTTTATCCAATTTCTTAGGAAGCTCTGCGGATAGTAGTGGAGTAATTGCTGGATTAACAAAAACATTCAAAGTAAACAATTCTGTGAATAAAGTCGGATTGGTTTTTGAAACGGTTGTTCATATCAATTCAACAGCAACAAATCAAGGTGTTGATTTTGCGTGTGGTGTATTTGTAGACGATCAATTGAAAGGAGTAAGAACATTTACATTAAATCAACCGACGAGCTCTGTAGGACCTTTTTATACGTTTACTTTACTTGGTTCAGCTGAGAACCTTCCTAAAAAGGAATATACGGCAAAAGTTGCTTGTAGAAGAAGAGCTTCTATAGGTGGATTCACAAATACTACAACAAGTACTTTTGGAGTTGGAAAAGCCGTTCGTTCAAATATTAACGATTTTATGGCGCAGTCAACGTTAAGAGTAGAAGTACTGGAAATACCTGATCCTAATAACAATGAACCTGTTTATAACTAACAATTAACCCATTATGAAAAATAAGATATTTATCTTTTTAGTCGCAGTCAGTCCAAATTTATTTTCTCAGGTAGGAATAGGAACTGATAAACCTCATACCACATTGGATATAAATGGTACGACGAACGTTTCCAAAGAAATCAGATTCAACGGAACAGATGCAAAAATTGGAGTGGCTGGTAAACAGGGCGATTTAATTTCAGGAAATGCCTTAAATAACAATTTTTGGAAGAATTTTGATTTACCTGAGGGTTTTTTGGAAGGAATGGTTTTATCCGGATCTTATGTCAATTCAACCTTTAATGGTGTAAGTTTTCCCGGAACAAACAATTCCGGTACGCTTGCTGTACCATATACTAAAGGACAAGCAATGGCTTCAAATTGGAAAGAGCTTTCGGATTTAAATCAGAAAATTAAAATAGCAAAATCAGTGAATTTGGTAACGGTTTCTATTCAAACATTAATTCAAACAAGTAGCCAGAACGGTAGTTTTGCCTGTGGAATATATTTAGATGATAAATTGAATTTTGTTCGATTGGGTACTGTAAATGCGGGAGCAGGTAATTATAGAACATTGAATTTGAATGCGACGCTTTCAAATATGGCACTTGGTGAGCATACTATAAAATTTGCATGTGCTGAGAGAAATATACCAACAGGTACAACCTTAAATATAGGTAAACCTATTATCACGGCTAATCTAAGTAACGAAATGGCGAAGACTTCATCTGTGATTTTGGTTTTAGAAAAACCATAGTATATATCTGATTATATTGTCTAAATGGTTTATGATCTAGGTGTTTTTACACAAAATAAAATAATTAAAACCCCTTTTGATAGATAATATATATCTAATTAGACTTAAAACTTAACCAAAATCGGCTAATCATATATGATTAGCCGATTTTTATATTTTATAAAGTTAATAAGATAGAATGGTACATGTTTTTTACATTTCGGGAAGTAAATGCCTTAAATGATAATGTACACTCTCTTGACTTACTTTTTTAAGAATTTAAATTTATTTTTTTTATAATAACAATAATTAAACATATAAAAAAGTAGAAGGCTCTTGTTTTTCAAATGACTTAAATCATTTAAAAAACAATAAATCTTATTAAGTATTTAAAGTTAATTAATTATTCATTTAATAAATGGGTAAAGTACTGTATATATATTGTGTTATATTTGTGTTTTGTTTCTGGTAAGATGATTTTTTAAATAACTTACTACCTTTGTTGTGGTTTAGTTAAAAGAAAATTTATGAAAAAAGTTTTATTCGCCTTATATAATCGCGAAATACAAATATCCAAAATTTTCATTTCAAAAGTCCAAAAATAAACAAATATAAAAGCCGTTTAAAACATCTTTAAACGGCTTTTAATCTGTTTAATAGAGTTCAAGTACAATTATTCCCTATTTTGTTAGTAATATTTAAAAAAAAGATTTTATTGTCGCATAAATAGTTACCAATACACCCAATATACCTGCAATCCAACTAAAATACTCCAATGGATTATTTTTTTTCTTAGAATTAACTGTCTTAGTTTGATTAACACTATTTTGACTGCCGTTAATAAATGAAAGATTATCAATATTGACATTAGTTGATTCATCTTTGTTTAAATAACTTTCGACACTTCCTAATGTAATTGCTTTATATCCATTCTCTGTTAATCTCCAATCTGATTTATTGAATTCTTGAATAAGATTACACGAAGCTAACCTATTGACTGCACTAAGGTATTCATTTGAATCATTTTTAGATGTTGAAATCCATTCTTTATCATTTATGTCAAATAGAATTTCATTCATCAATTTTAGTAGATTTTTATCCATATATATTAAATATTTAAATTTATAATTGTTTTTCAATATGTTAATTACAAAGATAATGAATACTACAGCTTATTTTTCATAATATAAGTTAAGAAGAAAAGTGATTAAAATCGACCACTTTTTAACTTCTCATTATTTTCCTCCTATTTTATTAAGTTTATTGATTTGATTATTGAGCCATGCAAAGAAGATGACTAAACTTATAACCACTCCGATGAGGACATAAATCCAAATTGATATATCTGTCTTTTCTTTTTCTGTATTGCTTTTAAAACTATCCAATAACATTTGATCCCGTTGATCTAATTCTTGTTTTAATTGAATTCTAACAATAGAATCAAAGACTTTCAATAATTCTTCTTTTGTGATATTTTCGTTTTTGTCTTTGACTTGATCTAATGCCATTTGCATCATCCCTTCTATATCAACCGAATAACCATCTTTCGTCTCACGGACAGTAAAACTACCTTTTGAATCTTTTGTAGTTCCTGCATAACTAAGACCTAATTTCTGAATCAAACTTTCATTCTTAGAATAGTTTTGAGCATAGTCATAAGTTGATTTCTGTAACTGGAGATTAACTGACGAATCATTTACGATTGATTTTTCACTCTCAACCTTCACCTGTTCGACCTCCTTTGTTTTTCGTTTGGTGGCGCAACTCAGCACCAGGAACAAACTAAGAAAAATACAAAGCTGCTTCATCTTTTCTACGTTTTGTTAAACCATTCAACACTTTACCACCAGCACGATTCCATTTCACAAATTCATTTGCAATTGTTGGATCATTAGGATTCTTGTTAACTTTCTTCAACAAGGTTGATTTTCCTAAATTCGTTGCACCTAAGTTGTAAGTAAATGAAACCAATGCATCAAATTGATTTTGATTGATTGGTTTTCTAACCAACAAAGCCACTTGGTTCTCATACACTTTCAACATCTGAACTAATAAATCAGATGCTTCTTTTTCTGTCAATGGCTTATCCTTCATCGTTACTTTTACTTTATTCGGATAATAAGTTGCACCATAGCCGATGGTAGGAATACCTATCGGATCTAAATAAGGTTTAGATTTAAAACCTTCGTATTTCTTGATGAGGTCAAGTCCTTTTTTTCCTGTATTCATACCTTAAAATTTTAAACAAGTTATCCTGCTCGTGTAATTTTACACGTGCTTTTAAATAGTTTTTAAATACTGTTTATATTATTTTGTTTTTAGTTCAAAATATCCAGTAGACGCACTAGCGTCTCCTAGTCCTTGTGACAAGAACACCCTATTTCCTAAAAAATGAATATTTGTTCCAAAGCCTATATAAGACACGTTTTCTTTGAAGACTTCTCGAAACTTAAATCCGTCATATGTCGCCCAAATACGTGAAAACTTAGCTCCACTATGAATAAATAAAATAGGTGATGATTTATCTTTTCTTGTTATTTGCATAACGAAACCGTCGGTAGATCCCCATGAAGCACGATATTCAGCTTCCGTCGTATAATCCGATTTTACTTCAAAATCAAATGTTGGCTCTATTCTATAGTCTAATGTTGAAATACCATTCGAATGCAGGATGTAACCAAATTCACGGCTCATGTCGTGACCCAATAATAATCCATTTTCGTGCGGATACATTGCTGTCATTTGCATACGCATGGTTCCATAAGCCATAAAATATTTATAAGCACCCGACGTGTTAGAATCACATATTTTTACAGAATCCCAAACAGGAAAAGTATCTGTGGGTTTATACGCAGGAGATTCGTTTGGATTAATAGCTGGTGCGGTTGCATACCAGGCTTCTATTTTATCTAAGTCAATACTCCAGATATAATTATAACCATCACCGTTGGTGATAAATAACTTGCGACGGTACTTATCAATTGTCATACAATGTATATGTGCCATCATACGTTCTTCTGTGCTTGCAAAATAGAACCAATTTGTATCAGAAATTTCAGTCCCTGTTTTTTTACGATTTAGGTCGAAAAACTTTTTCCACGTAACTCCATAATCCATCGAAACCCAAGCGCAAGAAGATACACCACGACCATTATTAGGCACTCCTTTTTCTGTCCAATATTTCGAAGTTCCTGATCCATATTCCGTGATAACTATCATTTTACCATAACTAGAATAAGTCCAATCTGACAACATTGATCCAGTTGAAGCTAAAACCCAACCATAATTGCTCGCTGATGAATTGTAATCTTGAATACCAAAGTCGCCTGAGAATTGGAAACATTTTTCTAAACCTGTTTGATTATTAGTTGTACGATATATGGAATAACCAACACAATCTTTTTGTTGACCATCAATAGTAGATGTGATTTGACCTACTACATTTCTAATCGAAATTAATAATTCCCCGTTATCCATAACATTTACACTAGGTCTAGCTTCATTCCATGTTCCAACAGTTAAAAATATTGATGGGTGTGAAAATTGATCTGCAATTGGTAGATATGTTAACCCACCGTCAATCGACTTGAATATTGCACGAGAATTAGTATTATAAAAATACATCACGTCATCTTTGATGCATGCCAAAAAACCACCTGTAAAACTTCCATTATTTCCTGTGTAATTACATTTAGGAATTTGCTTTTCACCTTTAGGCATATACTCATCAACTCCAGATACTAAATCAGCAGAATTTAACAATCTATAACTAGATGTTGTTAATGCAGATGTATTGAGCTTTTCAAAAATATTTTTACCAACTTTAAAATACTGACCTTGATTAACAGAATATAATCCCTCGTGAATAGTCGAATATTCATTGATCTCATTTGAATTTGATAAAATTGATTGTTTTACAGAAAATAAACCTTCTGCAATAATAGTTGTAGAAGTTGCACTTGTTGTTAATGTTGATACTGCTATATATTTTGTACCTGTTGGTAAAGTTGGAACAGATGTTACATTTAACTGTGTTGTACTTGTATTTTTTGTTCCATCTGTATTTTTATAAAACCATTCTATCAAATTAAATTTTTCGTCTAAAAAAGCAATATTAGCATTGTTATCTAATACAAGTGATATACATTTTAATGATGTTGTTCCTGTAGGTATTTTTACAACATCTGCTAATTTATATGTTGTGTTATACGTGTGCGCACCTGACGAAGTTATATAAAAACTTCTATAAAAATTAAATGCTTTCAACAATACAACTGAATTAACGACTTTAAAAAACTGACATCTTGAACCTTCTTTGTTCGAGGCAATAGTTGGTAAATTTGTATTTAAATAATCAAAATCAACTAATGCAGAAATATTTAATAATTTGTTTGAATTTTGATTCGATTTTACAAATGTCAACTCTTTCAATCCTATACCTTCTGCTAACGGGAGATCAATACGATATGTATCATAATTTTCTCCAGTTGTAAGTGAAGAGTTTAAAGACGATACATATGCTAACCATACAAAATGAGTCTGGTTTTTTGATATTGAACGAATTTCGACCATTTGCCCGTTTTCTAAACCATCAACTTTTAAATCTTTTATCGCTTCATGCAAATGAAAAGAATCACCATTGTAATTTGATGTCCCTGTAGACATCATATCAAAACGACCATTCCAAAAGGAATTTAAAGGTAGTTTTTGTATGAAATTTGATTTAATTCCACTCTTAGAATAACTACCAGAATTACCAAAGTTGAAATTGAAATTATGACTTATACGATTAAAGAATGATAAATCTAAATCTAAAATTATATTTCCCTTCTTATAATTTTGACTTAAAAAGATTTGTAATTTATCTGACGTATAACCACCTTTAGCGTGTCCAAATATTATCATAGCATTTGCCAAATTTGACTCAGTCGTTAAATCATCAACCCCTACAATAGATATATTAATACTATGTCCACCACTTTCACCCGCAACAAAAGAATAGTTGAATTGACGAACTGCCAAATATTGGTAATCAACATCAAATGTTTTGATACTTAATATTACTTTTTCAAGTATATTTTTAATTGCAGAATTATCTGCCTGAACAACTCCTCCTATAGTAATATAGCCCGATGCTGTATCAACTAAAATTTTATTAGATATGTTCTGAATTGCTTCAAAAACTTTTCCTCCTACAACCGCTTCTGTATTATTTTTTACTACTTCTCCCGCTATAGATATTACTGGTAAAGCCTCCTCTGAAAACACACTCCAAACACCATCTAACTTTTTAAAAAGTGTTGTGTAATTTTCTTTAGCTGTTAAACCAATAGCTGTAAATACACCTGTTGTTTTTGGCTTATAAATACCATCCTGCAATGCATTTGCATCTTCAGATGTAATAGTTGTCTCAATATTATTGATGATTCCATTCGCTGCCAAAGCAACACCTAAAACTTCTTTTAATCCATTAATATCTTCTACTGATAAATTTGAACCATCTTTCTTTGCCAAATCAAAATGCATGTGATCTCGTTCAGCTTTTAAATTTAAAATTTCAGCTAATTGGTAAATTTGTTCTACTGGAATGTTTTCGGATTTATGAAAAAATGATTTCCAAGTGGTTTCAAATTGTGTTTCAGTTGGAGTAGCATCTTCTGCAAACCATGAAATAATTGTGCTAAGAGGCGCTACTGTTTGATTTAAATCTGCCATAATTAAGGGATTGGAATTGGTTCGATATACATAACTATTTTAACAGGCGGTAATATTGAAAAAGCTTTACCACCACCAACAGATTCAGTGTAACTTTCACCTTCTGTTTGGTTGACGTAATAACCTTCTGGACCACCACGAGGTCCGAATGCATTGGACAATGTCGGTTTTTTGAATTTATGCGTATGCGGTGGCAAATTAGCTAACGCAAGTGTTGTGGATTTAGCTCCCTTTTCATCACCAATAAATGCGAAATCTTCATCATCAGGATTTAAACCCATTGGCATTCTGCCACGCCAATCTTCGACTTCGCGCCATCCTTCAGGAATTTGATCTGCGGGTTTATTCCAAAATACCATCGAGCCACCTTGAGCGAAAGGACGTGCGAATAATTCTAATTTTTCTACACGAGTCAGCAATGAATTAAAAGCTTGCAATCCTACTTTTTGTGCTAGATCAAGTTCTAATTGTTGAATAGATTTCACGCGATAAAAATCAGCCCAATTGTAAGATTTGGTCGAAACGCCAAACTCAACCCATCTTTCAATTAAAACATCTTTGTTTTGACCAGTTTTAAACGCTCGCTTTGTTTTCTTTTCAACGATAACAACTGTATTTCCTTTTGCCGACTGTTTGAAAGGAAGAATTTCGCCATTGATAAAAACAGTTCCGTTATTCACAACATTATTGTTTTCTGTACAGCCATTGATAATTGCTAAATCGTGAGCTAAATAGCCTAATAGTTGTGTTATTTTGGGTGCATCAAATGCAAATTCTAATATATCTGTATCAAGACGTAAACCGCCTGTTTGATTAACATCTGCTTTATTCATAATTTATTAATTTGAATCTTTTACTTGCTAATTTGTAGCGTTTTAAAACTGCTGAGATTTGAATTGTTAAAGCTTCTACATTCATTTGATATGGTAATGCGACATAAAAGTCAACACCGCCGTCGTAATCATTATCCTGCCATATATATATATCCTCAACATCTGAAGGCTGCATCTCATTTAGTTTATACAAAATCATCGGATTATTTTCTCCAAGTGTCCACACGTATTGCGGTTCGTAGAGAACTGAATCAAGAATTCTAATTCGACGATCTATATTATCAAATTCATCATTCAATATTTTTTCGATTGAAAACACTTGCGAATTATGATTCAACCAAATAAGATCACGTTTACGTTTTTCTTTCCAATTGTTATATACATCTTGAATTTCCGTAGAAAACAACATCAGAAATGAAATATGACGTGGTTTACGCAGAAATGTAGGCATGAGCTGTACAACCAGTTGATGAAAATTAACTTTGTGCCACATAATCAATTGTAGTTTCTAAATCAAGTTTAAAATATCCACTTTCAGGAATTCGCTTTATTTGTATTTCTGAATAATCAACATAAACATCTAATTGATCTTTATCTATCCATTTACTCCACGCTGCATTTATCGTTGGGATTCTGACACCTTCAATCAGCTGTAATTTATCTACCAATTTCGCCAAGATTAATTCACCATTAAATGGCAATTCTTTTAAGAATTCATTCAACGCATTGTTAACAGGAAAAGCACCAGTTCGTTGGTTCATTCCATTAGCATCGAGAACCAACGGATCATATTCGATTTTCAAATCCAACTTTAAATAATCAGCAGGATAATTAATGACATTTACCTTAACCCCAACATCACGCACACGCTTCATGTATGAAGTAAATGAGGTAATTTGATCGCTTGTAATTGGATTTAAAACACCATCCGTTTCACCTGCAATTTTTATAACTAAAGTACTTTCATCATCACTTTCATTGACAGCACAATATTTGATTATTTTAGAAGCTTCAATTTGCTCATTCGTTGAATTTTCATCATCAAACACACCAATATTCTCATCGAATGTAAATCCAAATTGAAATGCCATTGCTTGTTTGCGATACCATGCAGGCGTGTGTGCTTTTTGTTCAGATAAAACCTTTGTTACTTCATTTGAATGAGTATCGAAAAGTCTTTCGAGTGTGTAGATTGCAATAGACATAATATCAAATAACAGACTCTCAAAACTCACCTTTGAAAATTGTTGATCAAATGTTTTATTCTGATCTAAACCATACCACTGAACAAACTTTTCATTTGTAATAAATGTTTTGGTAATAGATAATTTTATTTCACTTAATGTTCTCATTACTTTACTTTAAACGTTGAACCAATTTTCATTTTTCCAATACCCAACTCTTGTGGTACGGATAAATCAATATTTTTAGTCAGTTTTGTTGCTATATTTTGATTAATCATTTGATTTACGACAGAGTGTTTTATAATGCTACTTCCTAAAATCTCTGTACCAATCGAAATATTATCAGTAATTGAAACATTATTTAAAATTGCCATTTCAAGTAAATTTTCTACGCTACCTGTAAGCTCTAATGTTTTGTCAATAAAACTCTGACCTTGCTGTACTTTACTCGTATTCTGCATTTATAGAAAATTTTTGTAGATTATAGAAATCCAATGCTTTCACGTTCAGTCCATCCATTGCAAAGTGCTCACGGATCCGATGTCGGAATTCCAACATATTTTCGCTCAACAAAGCATCGCCTATACCAACACCAAGCAATGGATTTAACTTAAATTCACCTTTACGAGCAATTAATATTGAAGCTTCATTTTGCGGTTGAGTTGCGCCGACCACTAATCCACTAACAATCTGACCACTGGCATCTCGAACAACTTCAATTTTCAAATCGAACAAATCGCCTTGATCTTCATTGTCTATGTACTGAATGCCTGTTGCTTTGCTTTTCATATTATTTTAAATTTCCTTCAAAAGTTCCTGTAACCCCGCCACCTGTTGCAGAGCTCAAACCAGTTATATAAACTATTTCAGCTTGTTTCACATACACATCAACTGCATCGGCTAATCGTTGTGCAAACTCTTCGATAGATGTCTCTTCGCGTTCCATCATATCTTGCATAATAGCGATGATATTATTTTTTAGATCCGTTTTATTTAATGCCATTTTAAGAAGTTTTTAAAAGCTGTTTAAAATCTTGTTCAAATTTGGTTACACGTGCAATCGTATCGGGGAGAGGCGTCCCAGAAGGACCAACCGCCGTATATACTTTCAACTCTTTTACTATCGCTGCCAAATCGCTCATAAGTTGATACAAATCAACTGTTTCATTTTTCACGATTAGTTTCCCGTCTTTTCCGTCCAATTTTACAGTTAGTCCGTTATGATGATACTCAAACTCTTCAACTTCGTTGATCTTCACCACCTGCAAAGAGTTCAAAGTACCATCAACACTCAACAATGTAACAGGACTCCCAACTTTTGGTCGTTGAACCATAAAGTTGTCATTATTTTCGACCTGCGTTTTTAGCAGGATATTGTCTATTTCTAATTCGCCAATTTTTGCAGAAATGGTAAAATTTTCTACTTTCGTAACAACCGCCTGAATAGGCAGATTAGGCACCGCACCAACTATTTCACGAATCATTCGTTTTACTTCTACGAAATCCATTAGCTTAATTTTATACCGGGTGTAATTGTTCGAATTCCGCCAGCTTGCGAAAAATTAATCTTTGTCGATTTTATGTAATAAAACCCATGTTTATACGGGTAATCTTTGTCGCGAATTTCAGCTGTGTAAGTTGGTTCGCAATATGGAATTAACCATGCAGTGAAATCGCCTTCGTACGCATCTTGCATGCGATTGGTATATTCATTTTCAGCAATAATCTGAACACCTTCTTGATTAATTGAAGAAACTTTTTTCGTTATTTTTTCGCCGCCTGTTGTCCCAGTTGTATAACTAATTACCTTACCATTCGCATCGACACTTTCAACAGTTACCTCAACTTTACGATCTTCGGAGGTTTTGTATTCCAAAGAAGATTTTTCAACGTTTTGATGCAAATCATAAATCACTTCACCACCTTTTTCGACAAATGGCGGATGAATGTGCAAGGTTTTGTTTTCAGTATCGAAATAAATATTAGCACCTGTTTCCTCCTGCAATTTCTTCAACACTTCATAAGCTGTTGCTTGACGAATAACAAACTTGTCAAATGCAATATCATAATCACAACTTAATTTATAATCGACACCTAATTGAGTGATTAAATATTGAGCAATCGCAGATGCTTTGGTTTTAGTTAGCTGTACATCTTTTACGCCTTTACGGAAAAGAAATAGAGCGTCTTCGCACTCAAATCGCAAACTCGAATCATTGGTATTAATCTGTCTTACGTAACCTGTAAACTCTTTTACAAGATTTCCGTTATAACCTAAATAAATATGTACTTCCGAACCTCGTTTTATCTTTTTCTGCAAATCAAAAACAGTGTTCAACATAGCTTCTGGCAAAATAATAGTAGCTGTATCAACAAGATTTTCAATAGACTTGACAATCTCACATTCAGCTAAAATTCCTAATTGAAATTGCTTTTCATCTGTAAAAAATCGGATGTCCCAATCTAACTGATACATTACTTTTCAATTAATAGATTAAATTCAAAATCGCTAACAGCTTTGATTTCGTACGCCTGAACATTTTCACCTTTAGTAAAAGGAAAATTCATAGTTTCAATCACAATTCTATTGATATTCAAAATCTGTAACGGTTCACAATTCACCTGCAAAGCTTCACCACTTAATAAATAATCTCGTAAACGTTCCATATCTTGTCGTGGATAAGTCTCCTCAACTTTTCCACGCTCTTTCATTCCGAACAATGTTCCTGTAATCGTAATATCATAATCATCAGCAGACCAACGTTCTTTTACCGAACCAATATTCAAACTCCCATTTTTAGCGACATAACGCTTAGCAATAATATTTTTAGCCTCAATGTTGATCATCGGCTCCCAAGGCAATAAATACCAATTACTTTCTGACGCTTTTTTAAAAGAAAAAGGAAAGAATTGATTTTCTTCACTGATTGGTTGCGGTCCTTTCCATACTTCTTGAGATTCAAAACGTTCAGCATCGCGTACAACTACTTCGTTTCTAATTGGCAAAAATGGAACAGGAACACCAACATGTGTCTCCATGTAATTTTCAACCTTTTCAAAACGTGGAATTTTCTCGACCACTTTAGAACCGAGTAAACTCGCAATCAACATATTTTCGTTTGTAAATCTCATATTTAAGCACCTGCTGTAGTTGCCATTGCCAATACACGCAATAAGGCATCAGTTGTTTTATTTTGTAATTGATTTGATGAATCATCAGAATTCTCGCTATTAATTGTCAAGCCTTTGATTAATGCATCAAGATTAATGGTGATATAATTAGACTTTGAACCGCCTGTAGTAGTTGCTTGATTAGTTTTAGCAGCATCTTTTTTACCAGAATTACCACCGAGTGCAGTCTCAACTTGACCAGTTCCTAATCCAGTTTTAGGAGGTGCAATACCTCCACCTGTTGCAGAACCGCCCATACCTAATTTATCTTTCATTCCTGTAATCACATCACCTAATGAACGATCAGAATTCCACGACAAAGAGTTGAATCCTTTTTTGAATGCCTTGCCAGCTCCCTTGTATGATGCATTATTCAAATCATATTGAGCCCTTTCAATTGTTTTCTTTCGATCGGATATTTGTTGATCCAAAGATGAAAGCATGGCATTATTTTCAGACGAATCTCCTAAGCCAACAGCATTCTTGAACTGATACCAACCTTGTTGAATCTTGTTAATCCCGATCATAAATCCATTGACTAAAATCTCAAAAGATGATTTGGCTTGCGTAGAAAAAGCATCCCAAATAATAGTTGCACCTTGTACAGTGTACTCCCAAGCTTTACCCCAGCCATCAACTTTGTAAATTAAATAGCCTAACACAGCTATCAATGCAATTACGCCCGCGATAATTAAACCAACTGGATTCGCATACATAGCAGCATTAAGACTCCACCAAGTTGTAACTTGCGTCATCAACGCACCAGATGCAATGAAATCCCAACCAGTTTTAATTTTTTGAATTGCAACCGCCGCACCCATTCCGACAACATAAGCGCCAAGAACAGTAACTAATCCCCACATCCACGGATTACCTTCTTTGATCAAAGTAAACATCTTACCAAGTCCATTCGAAGCAAATTCTATGAATATATTAGCGACTTCTAAACCTTTTGTCGCAATAGGTCCCAAAACTTGATACAAAACCAATAGTTTTTCATTAATCAAATCTTGAAATTGCGCCCACTTTCCGCCAAGTGTTTCACCTTGCTTTTTTGCCATTTCATGGAATTGCCCACCTGCACTTGTGGCTGAATAAAAAGCATCTTCAACCATTTTAGAAGAAATTGCGCCCTTTTCCATTTCAGATTTTAATTGCCCGATTGATTTACCTGTTTTCTTCGAAATTTCATTCAAAGGATTAAAACCAGCATTAATCATCTGTAACAAATCTTGTCCTTGTAGCTTACCTGTACTCGACATTTGAGCGAAAGCCAAGGTTAGCGAATGCATTTTATTAGCATCACCCATTGCAAGATCACCAATAGAACGAAGCACTGGCATTACTTTTTCACCTGCGATACCAAATCCAAGCAAAGTCTTTACATCTTCGCCAAGCCCCATTTTATAGTATGGTGTTTCCATACCATATTTAGTGATGTCAGCAACCATTTTTTGCGAAGCTTCCTTTGAACCAAGTAAAACCTCGAAGGATGTATTTTGCAAATCCTGTTGAATTCCTAAACTCAATGCTTTAGCACCAACAACACCCGCTTGAAATAATGGATTTGTCAACACATTACCAAATGGCATTGACTGCAAGGCATCGGTCAATCCACCAACCAATCCACGACCACCTGTATTTTCAACACGTGAAATTTGACGCTCCAACAATTGCATTTCACGATTGTAGCGTTGAATATTTTGAACATCAGATGTACGAATAAACTCGCGTTGACCTCGTAATTGTTCTAATTTTTGACGTAATATATTAGCACTTGCACCAGCCTCACGCATAGCACGCGAACCATTCAACGTATCACGTTGTAATTGGTTTAGCGTATTATTTGTCGTACGTGTCGAACCATTTAATCGGTTTAACACGCTTGACATTTGATCGCGCAATTGGATAGTATATTGCAGTAAATTACTCATTAGGTCTTATTTGCTTTCGCCTCTTCTTGACGAATCCATTCTAATTCTTTGACCTTACGTGCCCATTCATTTAATTCGAGCTCGTAAGGGTTGATGTGTAAATAATATTGGAGTGAAATGTTAACTTTTCGGAATTCCTCAATCCATTCAAAAAGTAAGCGCATGTATTTTCGCTCACTTACTTTTTTAGATTGAACAGGCGCGCTGACTTCATTTTGTGGCGCAAGCTCACGCCAGCCAAATTCAGCTTGCGCTAAAGCTTTTCCACAGATGCAGTAGCTACTTCGATGATTTCTGCCATTTTTCCAGACATACCAACTAAATCTTTGTAGTTGTTTTCATCTTCGAATTTATCGCCTAACACAAGACATGTTCGATATAAAGCGATATTATAAGTCATTAATTGACCACCCGACAATAAACCTTGTAAAGCTTCTAATTCTTTTAAAGTTGGTTTACGCACAATAGATTGTGCACCACTTTCTGATTTAATAATAAATAGATTATCACCATGTTGAACTTTCAAATCAGCGATTTTTTCTTTTGTAAATGACATAATTGTTGAGTATTAAATTTGCACGATGACAAGGATTCGAACCTCGAACTACAGTTTTGGAGACCATTGTTTTACCAATTAAACTATCAAAGTATTTGTTTTTTTAAGTGCAGACATAAAGCGTTATGAATATGTGGACACTGAGAAAAAAAAGGCTTTTACATTGCTTTTAAACAGCAGTTAAAAGCCTTTTGGATATTAAAAAAAAGTGTTGTTATTTAAGATCTAAAAAAATGAAAGGCAATTTGATCTCTTTGAATTTATCGCCTTGAGTCCAATCATATTCTGCTTCTGTAAATTGAATTCCGTAAAGCTTATCTGTTTGAATAGCATTTCCATCGGATGGATTTCCATAGCATACTACAGCATCAAGACTTAATCCCATAATTGAACCACCACCAGCATTTTTTAAAGCAATATATTCTGATTGCAGTAAAGCAAGTTCGCCACTATAATCTTCATTTCCTGTTTGAATACTATGACCTTTACGACCTTTAGCTCGTAAAACTTCTTTTTCTACAGATTCTTTATACTTAACAGCTCTAATTTTCGTCAGATCACGACCACCCAAAATGATCGTAATATCTGCCCATTCGTATTCTCTACTATTGAACATGATTTCTAATTTTGAATTTCGTAACCAACTAACACATCAATCCATCGGTTATATCCCCACGGACGAATACGCACAACTTCATTTAACTTTGATGTCTTTACAATGTTTTGATTGGCATCAACAAAACATTTCACACCATAATCACCATCAACATTCTGCAAATCATCGCCAATAGTCGCTATGATTTTACTTTCTACAGCTTGTTCGATAGATTTGGCATACGCCGCGTTAATTGTACCGTCTGCATTTACAGGAACTTCATCTAACAAGTAATCTAAATTCGCCTGATATGCCAATCGGTAAGCTTCGTTAATGGTACGTCTGCGAGATAAATAATGGTAATCATTGTCTTCTGCACACGCCAATGGATCATCGATAAAGTAGTAACCTGCACGACCTTGATGCGTAACAAAAGTGATGTAACCTTTATCGTACAATGCTTCTGTATCATAATTCTCAACTGGTGTGTCGTTGATAAATAATTCAGTTGCAGACAAAGCACCATTACGCACTTTACCAATGTTTTCACGAACAAATGACTGTGCAATGCGTCCGCCTATTACACCAATAGCAGATCCTTTACTTGCGGTAGATCCTGTGCGAGTTTCAGTATCACCGATTAAAATTCCGACTGAATCATATTCGTACGTCGTTAAGTCAGTTAATTCAACTTTACTACCTGTAAAATTGTAACCTTCTAAAATGGTGAAGAAAGGCGCGTATTTTTTAGCAGAATAATTTTCGAATAATAATTGTGCAGCATTTGCCGCTTCCAAAACATCTTCATCCATTCCGCCTGTTACAGTTGATACAACAGTCTCATCTGGATCAAATGAAGTAATTAAACCACGAATGTTGCCATTTGCTGCGTTCAACAAATTTTCGGCTGGTGAAAAATCTTCTGCACCAGCTTTGAAGAAATCAGACAATTTCGAAGTCTTGGGAATTCCCATAATGTACAGTTCAGTTCCTTCGCCTGCCTCTGCATAGAATTCGGAAATCGTCTTGTATAAGCGATGATTATCAATTGAATCAACAATTCCTAATTTACGTGCATCGTTCACCGATTTTATTGAGTAGGCTTTGTTTAATTCAAAGCTATCTACCGAAACCGCGCTGGCTAATAAACCAAGTAAACCAACAGCCAACGGCGCAACCGCGCCAATTGTACCATTGTCAAATCTTGTATTAATTTTCGGTCTCATCGTCAGAATCTTTTTTAGTTTCAGCACCTTGATTCAACTCATCGTTTGATGCGTTCAATTCTGCTAACTTCTTTTCGTAAGCTTTTTTAACAGTTTCACGCTCATCATCTGCAAATGCTTCCAATGCTGTAACCGCTGCAGCTTCTTTGATCAGAGCGATAGAATCTTTTGCGTTAATCGCATATTCTTTCACTTCTTTCACTTCTTTGTCTTCGATTGCTTCAAATGGACGTTCAACCTTTTCAACTTTTTTACTTTCCAAAGACTTCGCATGATTTCGTGCGTCAGATTCTTGGAAAAATGATTGCCCATCTGCCGTCTTGAAATAGACTTGCAACGTTGGATAATTCTTGAATATATTATTTGACATTGTTTAATTTTTTGAAATTACTTTACCACTTAATTGCTTGTACTTTTTCAACTCTGTGACCAAATCGCGGTTTTCATTAGCTAAATCCTCAAATCGTTTTTCCAAACTTTTTAATTCTGATTTAACTGATTTTAACTCATTCTTAGCCTCTGTTAATTCGTCTATAGCAAGGCGATGTTTTTCGGTAGCATTTACCAATTCATCAGTTGCAGTTTTCAATCTCTTACCTAAATCGTCTACCATTTCACGATAATACTTAACAGATTTCTCAACTACATCCAATTCAGAAGCTTGCGTTTCAGCAAGGTTTTTACGCCTTGCTGCATACCAAGCTCCAACACCTGTCACGAGAGAAAAAATACTTGTTAACAGTACTTCGTTCATGGTGTTATGAATAGATTAAATAATTGCTCCGATCCCTTGAGCTCTTTTTGGAAGAGCAATAAAATAATGACGGTAGTTCAATAAATTAGTTTGCAATTTTGGATCTTGAGAAGCGTCTGCAAAATATTGTTTTGTTAAACCAGTTTTCTTAGCAACTCCTTTTTTTACAAAAGCAAAGGTTGCTTGAACATCACCTTCAGAAGGTACGGTACCAAATGCTTTTTTAGTTGATGTTGTAGAATCATAATAAGGATTATCAACATTTTGGAATACTTCAAAACCATGAATTAAAGGAGCAGGTGTCCCTTCATTTCTATTTGCAAACAAATGAGCATATCTTTCACGATCAGCTAATAATAAATTCGCATCTTCATTAGATAGTACTAATCGACGCCCTTTCAAAGGATATTTTAAATTATCCCACGCTAATTTCAATGCTAAAATTGCAGCATCCAAAGCCGCAGATGTTTTAGCAGTCTTTTTAATTACTGGCGTATTTAAAGTGTGTTCTTGTGGCGCAATTGTATGAGCTGCTTTTGCATATTTCTTTTCATTAATTGCGTCCACATGTGAACCTGTAACTTCTGTAATTTGAGAATAAGACGCACCAATGATTTGATCGTCAGATACAGATGTTGGATTAGTTTGATACTTGTCAAGATTGACAGTAATACTATCGTCATCATAATCCTCTACGGAAAGTGGATAAGCAGTATTATTGATTAATACTGTAGGTTCAAAGTCTGTTGTTGGAATATGAATAGTATTCTTCTCACCAATTGTACCAGCTCCAAACTCTGTTACTGGTCCTATTAATTCTTCTACTCCTTCTAACCATGGAGCTTCTGGCGATTCTTTTAAGTTTTTTTCAACTGCTTTTCGCCAAATACCTGGAAAATCGTGTGGCATTTTATTTCGTTTTTATTATTAATTACTCAGTGATTTTTTTGTACTCGTCTGGGAAATTCGTTTTGAATTCCATTTGAGCGCTAAATGATAATTTTAAGAAATCATCAAGCGTTTGAACAGTCGAAGGTCCTTCGGGATCAATCGTTGCAGATAAATTTTGTTTCCCTGCTTTTTTTTCAAAAATTTCTTGGAATAAATGAGGTTTTAACAAGGCTAATTCTTGATACTCCGCTTTCTTTGTTGCATCGATTTTACCAGCCTTTACAGCTTCATCAACTAATGATGCAGCCAATTGAATTTTTTCAGCCTTTTGAGCTTCATTTAATTTGTCGTACTTTTCTTTGTACGCATCACGATCTTTATTAGCTGAATCTAAATCAGCTTGAAGTTTTAATACTCCCTTTTCGATTTCATCAGCACTTAATTCTTTTGCTGTAGAATATCCTAAAGCCATATATGCAGCCGTAGCCGATAATAAAATTTTCATTGGATTATGATTTTTAAAATGTTTTAATAATTCGTTTTCTGCCTCCGTAGTCATATTTCCACTTGAAGCAAATAATTTGATTAAAGCCTTAGCATTATTTGGAATCGCAACAATTGAAGCCTCGTAAACCTCTCCACGCATTAAGACTAATGTACCAGAAGGTTCTACCATAAAATTGTCGCGAGTGATTGGATCTACACCTAAAGAACAAGCGCGAACAAAACCATCTTCAACTTGTTGTGCAACTTTTTTACCCATTTCAGATTTTAAGTCAAATTCAGCCTCTGCTGTTAATTGATGACCTTCAATTTGAATATTCTTCCATCGACCAATTACACCAGAAATAGAGTTGAAATGTTCACCCAAAATGACTGGATTAGCCTTGAATCGTTCCAGATCAAGCCCCGCATTTAGAATACGGAAGCCTTTCTGATTAACTTTTGTTTCATCGTTTAATATGAATTTCACTTTTGACTTTCTTTCGATTATTGACCACAAAGATTATCGGTTTACGAAACAATCAAATGCAAACTGTAACCAAGCTATACACTACTGTAAAAGAGCTATACAGTAGTGTATAGCTATTCGACACTTCATAAAATAATAAGGTATATGTCAATGAATTTTGTTCGAAAATGACGAAATGGGATTGAAGAAAACACAAGCGAAAGAATTCGCTAAAATCCTGTACACACAGCATGGTTTGAATCTTAGTCAAATATCTGCGAAAGTTGATGTAACAGCCAAAACGATAGGAAAGTGGAAAGATACCGAAAACTGGGACTCTTTACGCTCAGCCTTAACGACTACACGATCATCTATCATCAACAATCTACAACGCCAAATGGAACTTTGGCAAATGGAAATCGGCGATAGTTTGGCAACTAATCAACAGACAGACATCTTAATCAAATTAGCAAATTCAATCAAAGCATTAGAGGTAGAGACAGGCGTAGGCGAAGTGATCGACACGCAGATAAAATTTATCGAATTCTTACAACTGCACCAACCAGAACTTGCACAACAGGTAACACATTGGTCAGATTTATTCATTCAAACGCGTATGTAATGGCTAAAAAGTTTACTGAAAAACAACGCGAGTTTTTCCACAGTAAAGAAATCTTTCATGTAGGGATTGCACATGAATTCCGCAATGGATCTTGGTGTATTTACGGTTGGGAATATTACAGACGGATTAAAATGTCCGACAGCAAAATCATATTGGTTGCCGAAGGTGACAATACAGAACGATTAACAATCAATCGTAAAGATTTAGACGACGGTTTTATAAAAGTGAGATAATGGCGAAGAAAAGAAAACTAACCGACAAACAGTATTTGGATCAATGGCAGAAATTTAAAAAGAATATCAGTCTTGCGACACCTGTTGATTTGAACGAAACGCCAATCGAAAAACAACGTCGTATTGAAGCGTTGGAAAAAGATAACGAGGCGTGGTTTAAATATTATTTTCCAAATTTCTACACGTCAGAACCTGCGCTATTTCACAAAAAGGCGACAAAACGGGTGATGCAAAATCCCGATTGGTTCGAAGTGAGATCGTGGGCGCGTGAATTGTCTAAATCTGGGCGCACGATGATGGAAATCTTAAAACTTGTCTTAACAGGTAAAAAGAAAAACATCATCATGGTATCGAATACCCTTGATAATGCAGCACGTTTATTATTGCCTTACAAAGCGATTTTAGAAATTAATAATCGAATTATCAACGATTACGGGAAGCAACAAAGCATCGGAAATTGGGAAGCTGAGGAATTCAAAACACAAAATGGTGTTGCATTTCGGGCATTAGGTGCAGGACAATCGCCTCGTGGTACGCGAAACGATGCAATTCGTCCAGATGTAATCTTAATCGATGACATTGACACAGATGAAGAATGCCGAAATAAAGACAGAATCAAGAACAAAGTAAAATGGGTGTTCGAAGCCTTGTACGCGACACGTTCTATCTCGAATCCTTTATTAATGATTGTCTGTGGTAACATCATTGCGAAATTTTGTACAGTTACAGAATTAGGTAAAAAGGCAGATAAATGGGACATCGTCAATATTCGTGATAAACACGGAAAATCAACATGGCCACAAAAAAATACGGAGGCAGCTATTGATCGTGTATTATCATTAATGCCAACATCATCAGCAAAGAAAGAATATTTTAACGATCCACAATCAGAAGGAACAACATTCAAAGAAGTTCATTTCAAAAATTTACCACAGTTACGACGCTGTGAAAAAGTATTGATTTATGGTGATCCATCGCCATCAAACAATACAAAAGCCAAGAACTCAACCAAGGCAGTTGGTGTAATTGGTTATTGGGGTGGAGAATACTATTTATATAAAGTATGGTTAGGACACGCAACCAATGCAGAATTTGTGAACTGGTTGTCGAAAGCTTGTTTGTATTTGGATGATAGAAAGATTGATCCTAAACGTGTTTATGTAGAAAATAACTCGTTGCAAGATCCACACTACACACAAGTGTTAGTGCCGTTGGTTAATCAATTCTTTCAACGAACTAATTACCGAATTCCAATGCGTCCAGATAAGCGTAAAAAACCAGCAAAGTTTGAACGTATCGAAGGAACACTGGAACCTAAACACAATAGTGGACAACTGTATTGTAACGAAGCTGAAAAAGATAATCCACACATGCAATTATTTGTCGAACAAATGTTGGCGGTCTCAGAAGACTGCAAAGAAATGGATGGTCCAGATATGTTTGAAGGTGGAGTATGGTTAATTGAAAATCGTGTTACCAAACAAAATACAAACTATGCAGTAGGTGCAGTAGAAAGTAGAAAATACTAATTAAAACCCTTTTAAAATGTTTTTACAAAAAGAAGATTTAAAAAATAATATATACAACTATCAGGTAAATGATATTACCGAAGGTGATGATGCAATTGTGTTACAAGCATTACAGGCATCAGAAGACGAATGTCGTTCGTATTTAGCAGCTAACAATAAAAAAGAATGGCAAGACGGACGGTTGAAATATGACTTAGATGCAATCTTTTCTGCAACTGGAACTGAGCGTAACGCATTGATATTATCGCATTGTATCATTATTGCAAAATGGCACATCATTGATTTAGCAAACGTTGACATTTTATACGAACAAGCCAAAGACCGCTACGATCGTACAATTAAATACCTTAATCAATTAGCGAAAGGTGAAATATCATTGGATAGTCTACCACAAATAAAACCTCCTGTTAATCCAGACGAAGAAAACACAGACGACACCTATCCATTTACGTACGGATCTCGCGAAAAATTTAATTACGAATAATCATGGCAAAAAGAAATCGAAATAAAACCAAACCTACAAATCAACAAAATCGAGCAAAATTAAGCACGGAATTGGTTGAGCAATATGTCTTCAAAACTCGTCAAGACATTTCCAAATGGCGTATGGCTGAGAATGCTATCAAAGCCGTTGAGTTTCCAATGTCTTACCTGTTATACAACTTGTATGACGATGTAATGAATGATACAACTGTTACATCTCAAATTGAGAATAGAACGTTAGAGGCTATTTCTGCCAATTTCAATCTTCGACCAAAAGGTGGTGACATTGATGTTGAGTTAACAGAAGAATTGCAAAATGCTGAATTTTTAAATGAAATTATTCGTCAAATTGTCTACACACGTTTTTTTGGGCATAGCGTAATTGAATTGGATTGGGATAATACAACAGGTGAAAATGAATTAAAAACGACTTTAATTCCTCGTCAAAATATAATTGCAAAAAAAGGTTGGTTCTGCAAAAATTACCAAGATGCTCAAAAAATTAATTACCGTGAATTAGAGGAATACGGGACTTGGATTTTAGAATTTGGTAAAAACGATGATTTAGGACTTTTAAATAAGATTGTCCCTCATGTTTTGTTCAAAAAATTTGCACAATCATGTTGGTCTGAACTATGCGAAATATACGGTATTCCACCACGTGTGATGAAAACGGACACGCAAGATCCACAAGCATTAGCGAGAGGAAAAAAAATGATGCAACAAATGGGTGCAGCCGCTTGGTTTATTATCGATAGCACCGAGGAATTTCAATGGGCGCAAGGTGTGCAAACAAATGGCGATGTGTACAACAACTTAATTCGTTTATGTACGAATGAAATTTCGATTGCGTTGAATGGCGCAGTATTAGGACAAGACACACAGAATGGTAGTTATGGTAAAGAGCGTGCAGGTCAAGATACATTGAAGAAATTAGTCATGGCTGACATGGCAATGGTCGAAATGTACATAAATACACGTGTAATGCCAGCATTAGCGCGAATCGGTGTTGTTCCAGAAGATTATGTATTTCAATACGAAATCGCAGAGGACACAGAGGAATTATGGAAAATGACGGTACAAGCTTTAAATCATTTTACAGTAGATCCTGAATGGGTAAAAGATAAATTTGGAATCAAAATAACAGGTGAAAGAGAAAGTGCAATGCCTGTACAACAAGAAAATTTATCTGCTGACGACGGTTTTTTCGTTTAAGGGCTGACAGATTAAGACCTATCAGCCCGCAAGTGTATTACAAGTCATTACACATACGCATCAATGATTTATACAATTGTGAATGCGACGATTGTAAAAAAGATGCTATCATTAATCTTGCAGCGAATTACAACAGCGTAGATGATGTAATTAAAGCAGGTCTGGAAGCCTTAAAATACTTGCATGCGCAAGGTTCATATAGTTACAAAGATTTGGAACAAGCACCTTATCAAAATCTTATCAGTGCAACGAATGATTTTTTAGGTAAAACGGTTACAGATAATAATGTTACAGGTTTCATGAAAGATGCTTTTAAGAATGACATTTTCATTTTTTCGCATCTACGCACACATGCACAATTACAGGAAGCTGGTAGTTTATTATTAACGGAGGACGGCAAAATAAAATCCTTTGATCGTTTCAAATTAGACATTGCAAAAATAAATAGTCAGTACAACGAAAACTATTTACAAGCCGAATATCAATTCGCGATTTCATCGGTTCAAATGGGCGAAAAATGGCAGAACTATGTAGAAAACGATCGTTATAACTTGCAATACAGAACCGCGCAAGATGATAAAGTGAGAATTTCACATCAGCCATTGCACGGAATCACTTTACCTGCTAACAATCCGTTTTGGGATAAGTTTTATCCACCGAATGGCTGGCGCTGCCGTTGTAATGCCATACAAGTTCGTGCGAGTAAATACCCTGCAACTAACGAAGAAAATGCCTTAAAAGCGGGTGAAATTGCGACAACGCAAATAGGTAAAGATGATAAAAACCGTTTAGAAATATTTCGATTTAACGCAGGAAAACAACGCCTTGTTTTCCCTCCAAATCATCCATACAATAAAGTGAAAGATGCGGATAAGGTGAAAGAAAAGGTAGAGATTGAAAATAATAAATTTGTACCTAAAATCATCAATAAGTATGAAGAAAAAATTGGCGTTAAAATTAATCGTGAATTCTTTTCGAATTTAGAAAAAGAAACACCGTTGCATTTAGTTAATCCAAGAGGTTCTGGTGTAAAAAGCTCAGGCGCATATTTTCATCCAACACAAAATTTTGTAAAAATTCCGATTGATGATAGACGTAAAAATTCGCCTTGGTATGGTGAGGCTATTTTTTATCATGAATATGGTCATGCAATAGACTGGCAGAAAGGATTAAAGAAACTTGAAAGTTTATCGAATACAATGTCAAAACATAGAGATTTGGTAAAAAAGAATTTCAAAGAATACAAAGAATTAGATAAGAAATTATATAACATAGGATACAGAGCTTATAAAAATAATAATCATGATTTAGTTGAAATGATTGGTGCTGTACAAGATACTTTAAAATCTATTGATATTAGGATAGGATCAGGACATTCTAATGCTTATTTTAAACAAAAAGGTAATTCAGAAGCTGAATTTATAGCACATGCATTTGAAAACAAATTTAAAGGGAATGTAGTATTTAAAAAATACTTACCTGAAATGTATGAAGATATGATAAAATGGTTAGATAATTCGTTGTAATTATACCAACTTAATATTATCAATTGTAATTTCATCAACCATTTCATCGATGAGCTGAATTTTTTTATTTTCTTTTTCAGCCTGTTCAAGAAGTTTTTCAAATGGTTTACCAATACTAATCATACAAGTATACACAAGACTTGCATAAGCATCTTGTTCTGATCCTGAATAATCTCTTTGGTTAATATATTTTTCTAAAACTGTTGACATAATTACAAATTTACAAAATAATTCAATATGAAACCTATAATCGAATATTTTCAACAAATTTTACAAGACGTGCAGATTGAAGCAACAGATGAATTTGATAAAAACTTTGAGCGAAAAGCATTTTTTGATGAACAATGGGACGAAACAAAATGGCAGAATCAGAACGGATCATTAATGATGCGTTCTGGTAATCTACGAAGTTCCATCAATTCAACCATACAGGGTGACGGGATTGTTTTTACATCAAATTTACCGTACGCCAGCATTCACAACGAAGGCGGTAAGATTACAGTTACAGCCAAAATGAAAAAATACTTTTGGGCGAAATATTACGAAAACAAAACATCTGCTGACATGCCCAACAATTGGAATACTCAAATTGCAGCACAAGCATCAATTTGGAAAGCAATGGCATTGAAGCCTGTTGGTGCTAAGATTGAAATTCCACAACGACAAGTTATCGGCGATCATCCGCAAGTGGATGAATTTGTAAAAGATGTTGTAGACGAGAATTTTCAAGAAATAGAACGCGATTTATTCAACTTATTCACACCACAATAATGAAAACAATTTTAGAAGAAATTCAAACAAAATTAAAAGCAAAATTTGCATACGTAGACGAGAATTGGGGACAACTCAATTTACCACAACCACCTGTAAAATATCCTTGTGCGTTGATTGATTGCGACAATGCAGCGTATAGCAATTTAGGGAACGATATTCGACAGATACCGACATTACGCCAAGAAGGAACGATATACATTGAGTTAACAATTGCAACGTTGAAGATTACGAACACATCGGCAAACGCACCACAATTACAACGCGATAAAGCATGGTTGATTTATGAATTAATCGAAGATGCTCACAAGCTATTACAAGGGCAAATTGTAGGAAATGGGAAGTTAGTTCGTACAGGTGTTAGGAGAGTTCGCAGAACGGACGGAATGCAAGAACATCGTATTATCTACACATTAGCTGCACACGATGTTTAAATAGTTTTTAAAACGATTTTAAAAGTGCAAATCTTCGTCAGGTGTATTAAGAATTTTGTACAATGTCGCACGTGAAATTGGATATACTGGTTTTACGTGTTTTTTAAACGTACGTGTCAATGGAATATCAGGATGCGCATGTTTGCGATACAATTCTTTGATTAATCGGTAGCGTATTTTAGTGTTGTCAAATGTTGGCATGGCTGTTTGTGTAGATAGTTGCAAGATAGCAAATATTTAATTTGAATGCAATTTTTGATTTTGTATGCAAATTTATATCTTAGACAATAAATATTAAAACTATGGCAATTTCACCATGCGAAACAATAGAGGTTATTGTTTCTCGACTTTTACAAGATCACCCAGAATTCACAACTTTTGAAGCTCATCAATTAGCTATTCAATTACAAAGAAATCAATTATTAGAGGAAGCTTTATTCAGAGATGGCTATTCTGCTATTAAAGGAATTGAAGAAGAACTTGAAAATATTAAAGATCAAATACATGATCTACCTAATTAAACAAAAAACCTCTGAATATTCAGAGGTTTTTGTTTATTAATAATTCTCAATTACCCAATTATCGGTTTTATGAAAACGAATATTTATATCATAAAATTTATTCTTATACCAACGATTGTTATAATTTGCATCACTCAACAATTGTTCAGCATTTAAAGTTGGTGTTACATACTTTTGCCAGAACGGAAATAACTGCAAATATTCAGCGGTTACAGATTGAAATTTATACATCTTTTTTCCTTTAACGTTCAGATCAGAATTTGCACCATCAAAAACAAACGAAAAAGTAACTTTCATACATTCTGTACAAGCATAGATACCCGTAGTCTTATATTTCGCTTCAAACTCTTGTAAAGTATATTTTGCAGGATAAAAACGAAGGATTCTTGTATAATTTTTTTCATAATCATCATACAATTTAAATGCATTATTTGTCAATGAATTAATTTCATTCGCTACAGTTGTAACCTGTACAGAATCTAATTTATTCAATGATTTTAAATAATCTATATTTTGTACACTATCATTTTTTCCATTCATTACATCTTTTGAATCTTTATTATTCTGCTGTATTAATTCCCATTCTTCTTTATAGCAATCTAAACAAACTAATTTTTTAAAAGTTTCAAGTTGCTTTATTGAAATTTTTGAAGTAGTGATGTAATTTTCTATAACACTTAACTGAGGATTAGACTTTTCGTTCAAAAAATGTTCAGTAAACAAAACTTTATTAAGAAGTTCTTTGTCTATTTTAGCAAGTTTACTTTTAGAATCATTGTCTAATCTAAAATGTTGTGAAAATACATTAACAGACAATAATAACAATAGGATAAATGAATATTTCATAGTATTTATTTAAGTTGCTAATTTACAATATTTATAAACAAAAAAGACTACTCGTTTGAGTAGTCTTTATCAACATGTTTATTTTCTTGTTCTTTTCCACAAATCTTACAACTTGGATTCTCATATTGACCAGCCAAAGAATCCGATTCCCATTCATGTTCACAGATATTCTGCAAACTTTGAATAGCCACATCAACATTAAATGCATACGCATCGGCTTTTTTCTTCGCTTCATTCAATTTTGTAAAGATTTCTTTAGTAAGTTTCATTTCTAAAAATTAAACGGATTAAACTTCTCTTTTGATTTGTACAATGTAAACATCAAACTCTTGTTGTAACCATTTACAGTTGTTTTCCAAACTTCTACATGTTCTGGTGATCGTTCGATCATCTTATACAATTCAGAAGCGGTAAAAGCGTTCGTTGATCTTATCTCAGTCAAACTCTTTTTAAAATCAATAATCAATGATTCTGCATCTGGAGCTCCACTATATTTAAGTTCACGAACTTTTCTCATCACCTCTAAATCTTGACGTTGCGAACTTTCTTTATATTTCATGATAGTCCACATACTCCCAAATCTTTTAATTGTCGTTCTAATCGTGCTAACACTTCATCTATTGGTTCAGCAAACAAGCCGTAAACCGTTGCACCTTTATCTTTTTCAAGCTTCACCGATTTGTACTCGTGGAGTAACGCATCACTTAATTTTATTTCTTCCATTTTTCTCGCTGTTTTAATTCTAATTCGTAAATCTCATAGGCATCAAAAGCCTTATTATTTTTAGCACGGATCATCTCTTTTCGTAGTTCCGAGTTCGTCATCGAACTAACCACATATCGAAGATTATCCATAAATCGTTCATGGTGATTAATCTCTGGTAAAGGTGATGTAGAAGTCACAACCTTTGGTTTGATTGATTCTTTCCACGCTTTGTGCAGCTTATCAACATAATCTACATTGTACTCGCGTGGTGCGGCAAGATCTTCTTGTTCTTTTTTCTCCCTTTCCAATTTTTCAACTCGTTTTTTTTCTTCCCATTGTTGGCTTTTTATCTCATTGTAAGCTGGCAGAAATAGCGTAAATAACACATCACTATCAAACCGACCTTTATTACTTCCAAGTTCACCACGTCTTCCCATTTTCAGCATCAATAAAACATCTTCTAAACTTTCGTATTTCATTTTATCGAGTAGATCCTCTGCTAAAACTGCTGACTGCATGAACGTCATATTTTCAGAATATTTGAAAGAACGTGCCGTATTAAGAATAGCGATTTGTAAAACCTGTAAAACCTGTTTCTTGCTCAATCCATCATCAGCTAATAATAAACTGTTTAATTTTCGACATTCAATTGTTTCAGCCAAAACAATGGAGGATTCTTTTTCGAGAATAACCATTGATCGTCCATTGATGTCGTTGATGTCTTTTTCAAAAAAATCTTTATGCCAATGGGTTGAAGTTACGATCCCGTTGTCGCTGTTCTTCTTGGTGATTTCGTTCGACATGCTGTTTGAATTTTTGTGGATTCTTCTCTATATCTTCTACTTCTTGCAAATACTTTTCGATTTTCGATGGTCGAAATAAAGTTTCTGGATTAAGATGCGCTTTCATGGTGTAATCATTTGCCCATTGAAAAACTTTCAATTCAATCACCTGTTTCAATTGCTGAACGGTGATACCTTCCTGTAATCGAGCGTTGATATTGCTCAAATTACTTCTACGTGCCGAAAATCGACGCTTTGCCAAGTCGTTGAGATAATTTAAAACCTCCGTAGCTTCTGGGTGAATGTTAGACTTAACAGGTAATCGATCTAAGATTTCTTTTATCGTCCATTCGTCTAAGCCTTGTGCAGATAACGCATTGGCGATTTCTGTTTTGTTGTAAGTTTCTGATTTAGTCATAATTTATCGTCATTTTCATCCTCCCAACTACTCTTGCAATTTTGACAAAATCTCATTTCGATTTCTCTATTATTTAGCCCTATATGGCAGTATGGGCAATACTTCCAAACTTTCATCTTCTAAATTTTTTAATTACCATTTGTTCTAATGCAAATATTACTTTGCTAACTTCTTGCGATTCCATTTTCTTCAACGTTTTCCCAGCTACAGGACATCGATAACTTTTGATCCAACAGCCTAAAATATGTAGACTCGCAAAAGTTGGTTTTTCGGCATCCCGCCAACCCAATTGTTTGGCCAGTGATCAAACTTTGCGATGTTGTGGATTTTCATTATCGAAGTAGGCATAAATAGTAGGATTTGGCAGTTCACCTGTTGTGTAGCAATGGATTAATTCGCTCAATTCTATGTCGGTTAAATTGGTTGTAGAAATCACTTTATAACCGAGTATTTTTCCGAAGTCAGCCAACCGCGCATTGCGGTCGCTGTACTTCTCTGACACGATGGTCATTAATTGTTGAATAAGTTGTGATTTACTTTTCATTTAAAACCTTATGAAAGGATTGACATAAAAAAAACACTAAAATCGCCGCAAACCATCTTGTTGCAAAATCCCACTCTTTAATATTAAATGAAGATGATACAAAACAACCTAACAAATAGATTATAAGAATCCAAATTATTAATATTCTTATATTTTTATATCTCGAATCTAAAATCTTAAATCCCATATCTTAATTATTTACAATGTTATTACCACTTGGATAAATACTTTTTAAATGCTGTTTAAAAGCATGTAGCTCGAAGTATTCTAACTTTGTTTCGGGTTTCCAAACTCCGCCCAAATCTTGATAAACTGCTTTGCCATTTACCAAGAATCCTTGATCTGTTAATTTTGATATTGTGATTGGCATATTAATCTTCTATTTTGTTCATATACTGAAAACACAACTGATTTCCAATATGATTAACTTGTAATAAGTTTTTATCGTCGCCTGTCATTCTATTAAAAATCATAGTTGGCACATGATTAGTAATCACATGAATAAAATCGGTTAAATCCTCATCTATCATTTTTTTGACATTATCATCTTCATTAATTAACTCGTTTATAACTTCTAAAATCTTAGCAGTAACTTGCATTTGTTTTTTTTCTTGTTCGTTCATTTTTAATCGTTGTTTTGTTGATTACTATTTTTTACTATTTTGTAGATCCACAGCGCCACAATGACGCCGTAGATTACTATTGCTAAAATTTTGTTACTACTCATCGGCAGTTGGTAATAAAAAGCTTAAATCAAAATCCTTTGGCAACTCACAAGATGTGATATTCAACGGAATCACTTTCTCTACACCATTAGCATCAACCATCCATGCCTCAATAAACCATTTACTCATTTTTGGTTTGTACGCCTTTTGAATTAATTCCATTCCTTCAGCAAAATCAGTATTTGGATACTCTTCGTTGGCGTGTTGCGATAGTTCGAGAACTTTTTTACTATCCAAATCTCCTTTTGCATTCTTTTGTAAAAGACGATTGACTAATTTCATCAATTTTGCTGATTCAGGATCTTTTGCTAAAGAACCCAAAAACTTGTGAACCAATGCCAATCCATAGTTGGCATTATCATCGTAACCATCTGTCACTCTGTAACCCAATATAATCTTTGCATTCGGCAAGCTAATCGTATGTGTTTTTTGAGTAGATGAAATCCCTAATGTGTCAATCTTCAATTTCAGATAATCTACAAATGAAGTGTAAACAAATAGTTTTGCTGATTCCAATGCTTTTGACGCATTCTGAAGCTGTTCAATAGCTTTTGGCAATTGTTCCTGCGCAATGTCTTCTAATGCTTTTAGATTGATTGCTCGTTGTTCCTTTTCGGATTGTTTTTCAGCAGCCAATTGTTTTGCTAATTCTGCTTTCTGCTCTGCTGTTAAGTCTTCTAATTTTATTATCATCGCTTATTTTTTTTGCTTTGAAATTTTTTCAAATTCTGAAACTAATTCTGAAAATTCTTTTTTAAATCCTTTTGTGTGTTTCAATGCTTCTTTTAGAATATCCATAACTTTCGGCTCTCTTAAAAATACCTGCATCATCATTGGAATAACATCTGCTTTAGACCCACAAGTTTGAGCATGAGAAGTTATTGTTCCGTCTTTACCTTCTTTAATCGATAAATGAAATAACGCTGTTAAATCTTCTGTGTTGATTGATTTTGGTTTTTGGTCCTGTGACATAATTTTAAAATGTTTGTATTAATAATAATTGTTGTTTTTCTCGATCTAATGTGTAGTGCGCATTCACATACACATAATTTCTGTGACTAATTTCTGTAAGGATTAATGCAATTAATCCTTTCAGATGATCTGGAATAGTACAGGGACGATCAAAGTGTAAATCGCTTGCGATTTGATGTAACTGACATCTGTCTGTCAAACTCAAACACTCGTTACCGTGTGTATCATAATTTAAGATCAACAAAATGTCGTCTTCGCTGTACCGTCTATCCATGTTATTTGTTTATAATATTCAGTCGGGACTTTGTTGTCCCATTCGTTTTCGTTTTGTTCCTCCATTAGTACCAATTGAGCTTTATAATTATTTAGCTCACTATTTACCACGATATACATATAATAGAAAGGACTATTCATTTCTAACCATTGTGTTAATTTCACAATGATAGACGCAACTTCTACCTTAGTAATTCTCTCTTTCATTGCAATACATTTTGATTAAAGCACTTGGGTAATATTCTTCAATTTCCTCAGCCATCGAAACAAGAACATCGTTTAGAATAGCCGCATCAAGTAAAGCGTCTACATAAGCATTGTTTTCGTTATAAAATTGCTGTTCGATAATTTCAAATTCATTCAAATACCATTGCCATAATGATATATTAGTTGTAATGCTTTCCAACAACAAATTTTGTTGTCGAGCAATCACTGCTGCCCATAATTCAAACAGGGCACGTGTAAAGTTTCTGTACTGCATTGCATCCATTCCAAGTGATGCAATAATTCTTATTCTAACCGTTGTCTTGTCCATTGTTGAGTGTTTTAATCGGTTTCTAATTCTTTATTCTTTCCTTGCAAATCTTCAAAGCCTTTTTGCCAGACGATGAAAAACTTACCATTCGGTCCATACTTCCGACCTTTGTTGGTGGCTAAAAAGCCATTGACAAATACTTTTTGCGTAGCATCGTAATAGATGCTTGTTTCAAATTCAGTTCGTGGCTGTGTTCCCTTTCCGTGTGCGGTAAAAACAAATAACTTCTTAGGAAATTGACGCGTAAATTCAATGAACTTGTCAAAAGTGTAACCTCGAAAGAAATACATTGCACTATCAATGATGATGACTTGCGCACTGTTACGCATTTTCAGACGCTCTGTCAAAACTTCTATAGGTTCTGATACCATATTAAAGTTTTTAGCTACATCATGCATTTTAAAGAGCGTCAAACGATCTTGCACGTTATCATCATCTAAATCCTCCTCCAAGAAATTGTACAGTACCTTTTCAGATCGTGCGAACTCCTTTGCCAGTTGCATCATAAAGGACGACTTTCCACTCCCAGAGTTTCCAACAACTATCCATCGTCCCTTACTTTGCGGATGTCCAAAAACATCATAAAACCTACCTTTGAATTGTATTTTTGTTGATTTATAATCCAGTACATTCTGTACCGTCAAGGCGCGTTTTAATTTCATATTCTCGGATTTCCTAAAATCTTACGTACTAATCCCAATGTTAATGGTTCGTTCAATCGTTCAGCTTCTCTCATGGCAGGAACTAACACATCGTGCAACTCTCCATAATTCTCGCAATTCTTTTTCAACCAAACTTTTAATTCCTTATCCTCAATCGCTTGGATAAACTGATCAAAACTGCGGTCAATTGGATTCAGTTCACGAATCCCAAATTTGATGCGTCGATAAAACTGTGGAATACCAGAGCGATTCTTTTTTCTTAGCTTATCCAAATTATCCAGTAACTGATCCGTACCGATTAACACAAGTGCTGAATAACCAATCAAACCGTCATACAACTCTTTCATTGAGCAAAGCGCTGGTTGCTTCATGTACTCGCACTCATCGTAAATCACCGTAGGATATTCGCCCATCATTTGTTTTTTCTTTAAAAAATCAGCAATTGCACTAATTTTTTTCGATTTGGTTTTTGGCGTTGACAATTTCATCGCCTCCAATGTCTTGTCTAACAAATCGCCTATTGTATCAAGACTTCCAACTGTAATTTTGTAGGTATCAACTGGGAACTTATTTCGAAATAATTCACTTGTGAATGTCTTACCACACCCAGTTTCACCAATAATCACATGAGTAGCACTGTGCTCTCTCGCTTCCTGTAAGGTTTCCAACATACGCATCATTTGCGCTGTTGGACGAACCTCCCAATATTCCTTTTTCAATGAAAAGTCAATTTTCTCGGCAATCATTTTATACCACTTATCAGCGATTAAGACATTACCCGTTATGATTTGACCTTTCAAAATAGCACTGATGTAGCGCTCGTTAATTTCAGATCGCTTCACAAACTCATTTGCCGACATTTTATGTTGTTTCAAATAGTTGTTCAGCGCTTCTGATACAGATTTCTTTTGTATTTCAGTTAATTTCATTTTTTAATCATTTAAATAGTTAGACAAATCAACTTTTGCGTTCAAATACGCGTCTTGTTCTTGTTGCCAATCTTTCAATTGACGCTTTTCGTCTTGTTGTTCGAATTGTTGAAACTTCTTTTGCGCTATTTTCATTCGTTCCTCCGACTTGTGGTCCTTATGTTGTCCCAAACTATCTGGAATTAAGAATTTTTGTAAAGTTTCCAACTGTGGATTACTCTCAAATAATTCTCTCACCGTGTCTTTTCTTTCCACCATACGATCTACAATTGTCGCAGTCAAATCTTTGTTGAATTGATAAATCAAAGAACGTTGTTCGCCGTCTTGCGCCTCCTGATTCGCAATCGCCATTGGTTGTATGTATTTTTGCTCCAAAACAAATGACAGATCGCCAATTTCTTCAAGCAATCTTCCATTACGAGATTTGGCATTTGTGACGTACACTCTGCTCAAATCTTCTGGATCAAATCTTACCAGCCAATCTAAGTGCATATACTTTCGCCAATTCATATCAAAGCTATCGTACCAATGTTTTTGCCCGTAAATCGTAACTTCCAATCCGTCACCTTCCATGCGATTCGTGTAACCTGTTGTTTCACCGAAGACATGCATATACTTGTCAAATGACATTGGCATTAAATGCTTATCAGAAATATTGGCAAAAGATTCGATGTATGCCATTCGCTTCTCAGCGCGATCATTCTCGATAGCATCAACTATTTGCTGTACCACCCCCTCGTAAGTTGGGAACTGATGACGTATTTTAGCCAAATAATCACCGTTTGGCTGATTCGCTTGACTTGCTGTTACGTTATGCCCAGACCAGTTTGGTAACATCTTCGCTTGAAGATGATTCGTGTTAAATCGGTTAAAGAACGCCTCAATAACTTTTGACTTCGAATTCTTTACTGCCGCTGGCGTAAAATGCTTACACAACGATTCATAAAATGGTCTCAAGTGTTTGATTTGGTAATTATCGGATTGGATCTGGTATGGTTGATGACGTTGCTCAAATAATTCTGCTGTGTGATTGATTGCATTTTTATATGCCGCACGAATTAGATCTGAATTTTCATTCTCACCAATCGCATAACCAACGATATAATCATTGAAAGGATCTAACACCATTACAACCGTTGGTCGATGATGATAAGTAGTTACTTTATTACCTTCCGCATTAATTTTCGTTTTCTGATATAACAACTCGACATCCCAACCGTCATGCACCCAGAATAACATCGACGTATCTGGACGACTTCGTTTATTCTGCATCAACTTCGTATGCATCAATTCTGTTGCACCTCTCGTAAAGGATTTGGTAAACAAATCAACTTCCTTCCGTTTACGTGCAACTACCGAAGCATCTATTTTGCGCCATTTCATTTGTTCAGCAGTAAGATTGAAGAAATTCGCAATTTGCTCATTGTTCAAATTAACAGGCTGTGCTAACAATTCTTCTAATAATGCATCTTGACGATCTTCTTTAATGATAGCGGCATTTCTCGTCATCAACTTACCAGAGATCAAACTCGAATAGCCTTCCTTTTGATATTTACCAACTTTACGACGCAATGCATCTTTATTAGTTGGTAAATCATGATCAACTGCATGGAATGCATTAACATCTCTGCTTAGCGAATCCCAAATATCAAATTGACCAACAACGCCAATAGCTTTGGCATACGATTTCCTATTCGCCCTAACCTCAAGTAGTGTATTCAACACCGAGGCATTAATTGTATATCGTTCGATTAACTCAGGTGTCAATCTTTTCGAATTATTATCACCATAACGATGCGCTAAATAAAAATCTAATGCTTGATTATCTCTTATATAATATTTTTCAAAGAACGACTGTCGCACCTGTTCTGGTGGCTTTCCAAATTTCTCGACCAGCTGACTTCGCCAGTCTTCGCAGAGGGAATCATAAACTACCAATGCTTCAAATCCGAGCGAGGCTCGTCGCAGTTCTTTCTCACTGCAGGTTTTACTTTTCATTCTACAATACAAAGCGTTGTATGTTATTAATTCAAGGCTTTTAGAATGGGAGGTAACGACTTTATCACTTTTAATTAGAAACTTAATTTTAACACCAAGCTTTCCGTCGTAATACTCAAATGGTACTTCTCTTTTTTCCATACACATTTATTATTTGATCCCTTAATCGGATTCGAACCGATGACGCACCCAAGAAATAGGACCGCTCTAACCGCTGAGCTATAAGGGAACCAACCTAACTACTAAATATCTTAGTTAATGCTGATTAATAATTTTGCTAAAAAATCTTTTAAAGCATCATTAGTTTCTTTCGTCCACATACGTCAAAGGTTTTTCGCTTTCATTTACCAATAATTCAAATGCCTTTTTTCTAATTTCTACAGCCATTTCACTGTTATTGAAATATTTCAAACTCATATCTACTGTTTGTTTAGTAGTCTTGAAATCTTTAGCTAACTGATGTTTTAATCTAGGATGTAATAATATTTCGTTCATAACATGTTTGTTTTTAACAACATTTAATACTTTATTCTAAACATTTATTTATATGTTTGTATCTTATAATTATAAATACAATTACAAATACAAACTTGTTTCTACAAATATATAAACATATTTCTATTTAAAACAAACATTTTTGTAATTATTTTAAAAACATGTTTTTATTTATGGAACTACCAATTGAAAATCAAAGAGTACAAGAATTAATAGATTTGTTTTGCGATGGCAATAGAAGTCAGTTTAGTAAGGAAATAAATGTTAGTCAACCAAGAATTAACCGTCTATTTAACCTTGATAATAGGAGCGATAAGTACCCAGTAGTAACATTAGACATTCTACAAGCAATTGTTGAACGTTGGAATGATGTTAATTTTAATTGGCTAGCAATTGGAGAACTACCACAATTAAAATCACAAAATAATAACATGTTTATGAATGATAAGTCTGTTGTAGCAGAATCAGCCAAGATGTATCGTAAAACAAATGACAAACTATACGAATCTCAAAAAGTTCCAGTTTACAATTTAGATGCTACAATGGGATTAGTTCCAATGATCAATGACAATGGAATAGATGAAGACAAAATAATTGATTTTATTTCTATCCCCAATTTACCAAGTTGCGACGGAGCAACATCTGCAACTGGGGACTCGATGTATCCATTATTGAAAGCTGGCGATCTAATCGCATATAAACGTATCGCATTAGATCCTAATAGTATTTTTTATGGTGAGATCTATCTACTATCAATCAAAATTGATGACACCAGTACATATAAGACGATCAAATTTGTTCAGAAATCAGAATTAGGTCCAGAATATTTACGTCTTGTAAGTCAAAATCAACACCATCCACCAATGGACATCGAGATAAAACAAATAGCCGCAATTGCATTAGTTAGAGCATCAATACGTATACATAACTAGTCAATTCCTTTGTTTATACGGGTTTTAATTAGTTTTACAACTAATTAATATGTATTATCGGTATTGTTAAACATACATTTTATGTATTTCATTGTAAATATTCTTATCTAAAGGGTATTACTTAATATACTTTTTTACATCATTAAGGCAAAGCATTACACAAAGCATTAGGCAAAGCATTATGTAAAAAAGGGCTATTTTGGACATTTTACAAACATTTAATTTAAGTGAATAAACATGTTTTAAAAGGTGTTTAAATATTCATTAAAATGTTATTAAACTCACTATTTATAATACTTTAAGAACAAATAAGAACTATAAAGCCCAGATCTAAACAGATCTGGGCTTTTATTTTGGTTCTACAGGAAGTAAAAGAGAAGTATAAGGTACAATCGGACTTTTCTAATTCTATTCATTTAAACATGAAAAAAGCCTTTATACTGCATGTACAAAGGCTTTCAAGCTAAAAATCGTTTTTTTATTTACGGACATTTGTTATATATGGGGGTACTTAACATTAATAATTAGTACTGTTCATGTTAAAGCACAAGTAGGGATTGGAACAGAAAATCCAAAAGCTACTTTAGACGTTACAGCAGTTCAACCAAAAGGAACAAGTACCAATGTAGAAGGAGTTTTAATACCAAGAATTGATAGAGAGAGAACTCAATCAATGAGAAATGTTGAAAAATCAACAATGATTTATGTTGATGAAGTGACAACAGGAACTCAGACAGAAACTGCTATCAATATAGATACGGAAGGATTTTACTATTTTGACGGTACAGTTTGGGTGAAAATATCATCTGGTAATAGTACTCCGGGGTTTTTCTACATGCCATCTATTGTTTTACCAACCATAAATAATGATGCGAGAATTTTAGATACAAGCAATTTGTCCTATTCTTATGATGCGGTAACTGCTGCGTATACAGTGAAATTATACGACTTGTTTAAAGCTCAATTTAATGTTCCGGTGGCAGCTAGTTCATCGGTATCTGGTTTAAAAGAATTTGTTTTGGACTCAGACAAATATGACTATTTTGTGACTTTTGCGGACAATTCGGTATTTACAGATATTAAAATTAATTCGACAGGAATTCTTACCTATAAAACGGCTCCGAATGCAATAATAAGAAACGGGTCTTTTATGAATATTGTATTAAAGGTGAAGTAA